TTAGTGTTGAACACGCACCTTTACCCGAGCTTGACATGTCGACTTTATTCCCGCTTGTCACGGCTTTGCTCGGAATGGCGGGCTTGCGTAGCTTCGAAAAAAGTAAGAAAATTACACAATGAAAAAAACAAAAGCAATAAAGGGAGTAATTAAAGGTTTAAAGAAAGCCTCAAAGTTACATGCCAAACAAGCTAAAACATTGAAAAAAGTCATTAGAAAAAAATAGTGGACGTATTTCAATTATTTAGTTTGTTTAAAAAGCAAATAGAAGAAAGAGAACAAAGCATTCTTGATTCAATTACAGCTGGCTGCAAAGACTGGAGTGAATATAAGTATTTGACAGGTAAGCTAGAAGCATTAAGATCAACAAAAGCAGAAATGCAAGAAACAATGAAGAGGTTTGAAGAAAATGAGTAAACTTATATTGCCTGATTATATGGCTAAAAAAGAAGAAAAAGCTAAAGAAGTTTCAACTATGAAAAAGCTTCCCCAACCAACCGGTTGGAGATTATTGATTATGCCACACACTGGTATAAGCAAAACAAAAGGTGGTGTGCACCTTACTGACAAAGCACAAGAAGAAATTCAACTAACAACTAATGTAGGATTAGTCTTGAAAGTTGGACCAGATGCGTATAAAGATAAAGAAAGATTTTCTGATGGTCCTTGGTGCCAGGAAAAAGATTGGGTTCTTTTTGCTAAGTACGCAGGGTCTAGGATTAAGATAGACGGTGGGGAGCTAAGACTTTTGAACGATGATGAAATCTTAGCGGTGATTGATGATCCGGAAGACATATTACATGCAACATATACATAGACACATGGAGGTCATGTCCCATGCCGGAACAAAAAATGGTAGATATAGATACATCAGGCAATCCTGTTGATGTTGATATAAAAGAAGAACAAAAACAAGACGACGTTGAAGTTCAAGAAGTAAAAGAACAGGATACTTCCGTTCGTGAAGTTAAGTCAAACGAACAATCAAATGAAGAAGACTTAAACGAATATTCAGATAGCGTAAAAAAACGTATTGATAAGTTGACCGCAAAAATGCGTGAAGCTGAAAGACGTGAACACGCAGCTATTGAATTTGCAGATGGTCTTAAAAAACAATATTCTGATTTAGATAAAAAATATAAAGACCTAGATACAGGTTATTTAAGTGAATTTAAAAACAGAATTGAGATTTCGAAAGCAGCTCTTCAAGACAGATATCAAAAAGCAGTATCAGAAAATGATGTTAAGGCTCAGGTTGAAGCTCAAGAAGAACTTACTAAATTAACTATAGACTCAGAGCGTCTACGTGCTAGTGAAGCTAGACAAAGTAAAGAAGGAGATGAAACTGGAACAGAAGTAAAGACTCCTAATAAAGAAGCAACTCCTCCTGCTAAACCAGATCCACGTGCCGAAAAATGGGCAGATGATAATTCTTGGTTTGGTGCTGATGAAGCTATGACGTATACAGCTATTTCAATTCACAAAAAACTTGTGGGACAAGAAGGATTTGACCCGAAGTCAGAAGAATACTATAGTGAAATAGATAAACGCATGCGAAACGAGTTTCCTCATAAATTCAGTCGTAATGAGGCTGAGGTGAATGATAATTCTGCTGAAGACAGACCCGTGCAAGCTGTTGCCAGCGCAAATCGTTCATCCTCTAAAAATGCACGCAGCAAGACCGTGAGACTCACACCCTCACAAGTCGCCATTGCTAAGAAACTAGGTGTGCCACTAACAGAGTACGCAAAGTACGTTAAACAAGGAGGTCAAGCATGACAACTAAAACCTCAAGATCTGCTGATACGCGGGTAAAAACCCAACGTAAACGTGTTTGGCAGAGACCGTCATCACTCGATGCACCACCTGCGCCTGATGGATATATCCATCGTTGGATAAGAGCAGAAGTCCAGGGATTCCAGGACACTAAGAACGTGATTAACCGTCTTCGTGAAGGTTATGAATTAGTAAGAGCGGACGAATACCCAGACTGGCAATTACCAACTATAGAAGACGGAAAAAACGCAGGAGTTATTGGAGTAGGTGGCTTATTGCTGGCTCGCATTCCAGAAGAGCTCATTGCTCAACGTAATAATTATTACAAAGGCCTAACTGAAGATCAGATGAAGGCTGTTGACAATGATCTATTGAAGGATGCTCACCCCAGTATGCCAATCAGTAAACCTGAGAGGCAAAGCAGGGTGACTTTCGGTGGCTCACAAAAGACTGAATAAGTTTTTTATAGGCCGTTGTTAGTTACTTTTTATTAACTTTACTTTTAAAGGAGTAAAACAATGGCAAATCAAGACGGTAACTTCGGATTTCGTCCAGTGCTAATGATGGGTTCTGCATATCAGGGCCAAGGACAACAACAAATGTCTATCGCTAGCAATGAAACGAACTCCATATTTATGGGAGATCCTGTTGTGCTAAACGCAAACGGAGCCATCTCTCGTGGATCAGCAGCCGGTGCTGAGCTTGTTGGTGTTTTTAATGGTTGTTTCTACACAGATCCAACTACACAAAAACCAACTTTTTCAAACTTCTATCCAGGTGCAATTGTAGCAGACGATATTGTTGCAAATGTAATCAGTGATCCGAATGTAGTATTCGCAGTCAAAGTGGATGATACAAACGGCGGAAGAGCACAGGTTGGTTCAACAGCAAACATTGCAACATATGCAGCAGGATCTACCAAATCAGGTATTTCTGGTGTGGCGTTAGATGGTAGCACATTTGCAACCAGCGCTGCTTCAAACTTCGCTGTATATGACTTATCAACAGACCCAGATAACAGTGATTACACTGCTGCTAACGCTAACATTCTTGTTAGAATTAATAAGCATCAGTACACTGATACAACAGGCATATAGGAGGTTAAACTATGGCTATATCTAGAAGTCAACTCGTTAAAGAGTTAGAACCAGGCCTAAATGCATTGTTTGGTTTGGAATACGGAAGATACGAAAATGAACACTCTGAGATTTTCGATGAAGAGAGTTCAGATCGTGCTTTTGAAGAAGAAGTGATGTTAGCAGGTTTCGGTTCTGCACCAACTAAAGCAGAAGGTGCAGGAGTATCATTTGATACTGCAACTGAATCCTTTACAGCACGTTATACACACGACACAATTGCATTAGCATTTGCAATCACAGAAGAAGCTATCGAAGATAATCTTTATGATAGACTCGCTGCTAGATACACAAGAGCTCTTGCAAGATCAATGGCAAACACAAAGCAAGTAAAAGGTGCTGACGTTTTAAACACAGCATTTGCTGGTGCCGGTGCTGCGGGTACAAACCCAGGTGGTGATGGTGTATCACTTATTAATACACAACACCCACTAGCACAAGGTGGTACATTCTCAAACAGACTTGCTACTGACGCTGACCTTAATGAAACATCATTAGAGCAGTCATTAATCGACATCGCTGCATTTGTAGACGAGAGAGGTTTAAAGATTGCTGCTCAAGGTAGAAAACTTATAATTCCAAAAGAATTACAGTTCACTGCTGACAGACTAATGAACTCTGCATTAAGACCAGGAACTGCAGACAATGATGTGAATGCTACAAGAAACATGGGTATGATTCCTGATGGATACACAGTGAATCACTTCTTAAGTGATACCAATGCTTTCTACATCAAAACTGATGTGCCGAACGGTTTTAAGTTCTTCAATCGTTCACCAATCAGAACTTCTATGGAAGGTGATTTTGATACAGGAAACGTTAGATACAAAGCTAGAGAGAGATACTCATTTGGTTTCTCAGATCCACGCTGTGTATTTGGTACATCTGGTGCATAATCTTTAATTTAAACACATATTTAAAAGGGCGGTTGTATCCGCCCTTTTTTTATTCTACAATTAATTTTTAACAACATGACCTCTTCGGAGGACTTACAAAAAGGAGTAAGACATGGCAAATAGAACAACATTCACCGGGATCGTAAGATCTAACGGTGGAGACAACAAAAGAGAAACTTACGCTGGTTCTATGGTGATGGCGGCACAATTTTATTTTTTGCCAACAGCAGCACAAGGAACTGACGTTCAAGTTTCAGCAACAGATACAAGAAAAGTAGTTCTTCCAAAGAACTGCGTAGTTACAGGTATCGCATATAATCCTGATGCAACAGGTGGAACAAATCCAACTATTGATATGGGTTTCACTGATTTTGATGGTGGAACAGACTTTGTAGACGTAGATGGGCTTTTAAACGAGTCCGATGCAGATACAGGTGATGTAGCAACTATTTGGGGTGGTGATTCCACTGCAGGTGCAGCTCTTGGTGACTTAGGAACCCCTTCAACTGAAAAAATTAAAATTGTTGGTGGTCAAGGTTCATCTGCTGCAACAGGTGGTACTATTACAGGTATTATTTATTACTATGTAGTAGATCAAGGTCAACCAGGTGAAGGCTTACCTAAATTAAGTTAGGAGTAAGTTATGATTAACTATAGATCGGCTAAAGTAACTGCTACAGGAAATGTTTCTAGTGGCCCTGCAAGACTAATAGCTATTCATGCTGTTTGTGCGGGATCTGCAGGAAGTATTGTTCTAAAAGACTCTAGCACTGGAGCAACTTTGCTAGATCTTGATACTCCAGGGTCCGCTACAGCAGTGATTGAAACATACATTGGTGATACAGGTTTGAGATTTCAAAACAATATTCATGCCACATTAACTAATGTAACTTCACTAACTTGCATCTTCGGATAATGGCAGACAAACAGCCACCAAAAACTAAAAAATATTTCCGCTCCACGAAAAGTGGGGCGGGAATGACTAAAGCAGGCGTTGCTCGATACAGATCAGAGAACCCTGGTTCCAAATTAAAAACAGCAGTCACAGGTAAAGTAAAGAAAGGTAGTAAAGCTGCAAAACGTAGAAAATCTTTCTGTGCAAGATCTGCTGGTCAAATGAAAAAATTCCCTAAAGCAGCAAAAGACCCAAATTCAAGATTAAGACAAGCTCGTAAGAGGTGGAGATGTTAAAAGGTTATTTTTATCTTTTATGTGCATTTTTATCTTTGGTATTTATGTACTTATCAATTTCAAACTCCTTTGCTGAGACCAATACCGTGTCGTCAACTGTAGTAAACAATACACCCCCAACAGCAAACGCACCTGTAATTCCAAACTCTAATTCAGATATATGTAAAGTGGGTGTTGGCGGAAGTGTTCAAAATAATGTTTTAGGTGTTGCTACAGGAATTTTAGTGGATGATGAGTTGTGTCAGCTTCTCAAGCTATCTCGCAGTCAGTACGCTTTTGGAATGAAAGTGTCGGCTGTCGCTTTGTTATGTCAGGACCCTCGTGTCTGGACGAGCATGCTCGATGCTGGGACCCCGTGCCCTGTAAAGGGTCTCATCGGTGCGGAAGCCGCTGCATATTGGGAAGCAAACCCTGATAAGATTCCAGACGGAAGCAGATATAAAACTGAATATATACAGGCTGCAAAACCTGTTAAAGGAGAATTAAGTGATGCGGGTCATATTGCAATTTATAAGACTTTGTTCCTTATTACTACTGGTCTCCTCTTATTCTAAAGCAGATTGTTTACCTGATGTAGAAGGTCTTTGTATTCCTGGAGTAACTATTACAGAAGATACACAGATTGACATTACTGAAGAAGACAAGGGCACAGAAATAATTACAACTACCACCACCACAGTTACAACTACTACTACCACCGTCACTAATGAAGATTCAGGAGACATTCTTGATGGTGATAATGGATATGTAGCTATAAATAAAGAAGGTGATATGGATTATGACTGGTCGGGTCAAGGCCCTGCAAGTATGCCTAGTGGCAATAGTTGTGGACAGTTAGGTACAGATAAATGTGCCATGATTACAGGCAGTGGTAATTCAACATCTAATATGGGTGTTGATGGTATGGGTACAACATTTTTTAATACTATTGACATATCAGATTTACAAATAGATAACGGTGGAGAAGTCAAATACTCAATTGAAGTAGATAAACAAGATGCTCAAGATAGAATATACATGCACGTTTCAGGATTTAATGGAACTACTTCAGTCTTTTCAGGTACTGACGTCTTGTCTGAATCTGGAGTATCAACAGGCTACCAATCTTATAACGGTTCTTTCAATTTCAGTGGCGTATTAGATAAAATAATTGTTGAGGTTGGTGGAAGAGATATCAACATGGCCATTGGTCCAATGTTTGATGATGTTAGCATTAATGTTTTTTATAATGTAATTAATACTATTATTACTCAACACATTACAACTTTAGAAGAAATATATTATTTAGAAATCTTTAATCCTGTTGAATTAGACTTTGTTGAAGAAGTGTTTGAATATAATGATATTAGTATGGAAGAAGGAGAGATATCCTTCACTCCTGTAGAACCTGAAGTAGAAGATGTAACACTTGCAAGTGTTGAATTAGAAATAGCTGAAATTGAAATTAATTTACCTGATCCTGAGCCTGAAATTGTCGAGGTTGAAACAGAGGTAGAGATGGAAATCGAAATGGAAATGGAAGAAATTGTAGTTGTAGAAGCTGAACCTGAAGAAGAGACTATCGAAGAATCTCAAGAAGAACCACAGGAATCAGAACAAAAAGAACTGCAACCAAAAGAAAAAGAAAAAGATCCAGAAGAAAAGCCAAAAGAAGAGAAATCATCTAAACCTAAAGTAACAAAAAAAGAGAAAGCTGCTACTAAAATCGTTAAAAAAATAGATGATAAAGCTAAATATGATGATGCTGCTCAAATGAAAACATTAATTGTGATGCAGATACTTGGCAATACAAAAACCTTTTTTGATAGTCAAGCATATATACAAGATACAAACGTTACTGAATATTTAAACAAGACAATAGAAGATCAGTATGGTATTTTGTTTAACATGGCACAAGAAAATACAATTACGGAGATGATAAATGGCCAGTATTGAGTATCAGGGAATTAAGTTTTCTGGAGGAAAATTCTTTATTATCTTATCGCTATTAGGTGCAATCATCGGTGGTGGTTGG